AATTTATCTCTCTCAATTGGCTTGTCACAATATTATCCTCTAAATTAGCAAGTCTGATGTATTGACCAATGAAAGGACTATCATTCTGACCAATAAATAAGGGAGAACCATCTAATCTCATAACCATTTGAGATCTGATAGCATAAATACTCGTTTTTAATAGGCTGGTCGCACTCTCCGCCAATTCAGACAGGGTAGTGTTCTGAAGACTTGCATAAGCCACACGAGGGGTTGCTCCAATATTAATGATTCCGTTCGTAGGCACTTGGCTTGTTACAACATTGAAGTTTTCATCTAAGTAGGCATAATACCCAAACATAGAGCCATCTTCCAAATAACCAAATACCATTGATGTCTCACTATCTGCGTTTCGTGATTGTTGAACATACTCCAAAACGTTTGTGGTTTTTAAATCAATAAAATAGTTGGGATTATCAGTGTTATTCTTAGCTGAACCAGTAACTACCACTCGAGGACTTGTTTCACCAATATAATAAGTAAATTGTATATTCCACGCACCATGTAAGCGAGCAATAAAATTCTTAAATATAGTATCAATCGTACTTTCTGTATTATCCGAGTAGTTAGATGTTTTTGTAATATCCGAACTAATCGACATGGACCCATTATTTTTTAGATATGGGTTATTGCCAGTTAAGAAGTTCCATACACTCATAATAGCATTAGCCAAGTTAACCTGTGGCAAGTAAGAACCTTTTGGTATATACACGTTTTCACTTAAATTCATAATAGGAGCAAAGCGATAGGTTTCATCGTTAATCTTACTCAAAAACATAATCCCAATTGCTTCGTTGGCTGGTCGTGAATAATTAGCGCTAATTACATATCCATTTTCCATATTGGTTGCGTCCATTATAATATCGTTTTGTCGAGGATAGTAACCAAGTTGGTTGGGTTCTGTTAAAAAGACGACATCAATAAAACGTGTGCCATCTAACTTTAGAACATCATTTTTTATTAATACATTCATTGTGTAATATTCCCATGTAGCGTCTGTTGAACGTTGCATGATTGTAACAGCTTTTCCAGTCTTTTTCATACTACGATTATATCACATTTTAGACAATAAAAAAAGCACTTTTAATCAGTGCTTAATCCAACTCTACGCAATTCACGTTTAATTTGAGGAACAACCGAGTCAGGGTTTGCGCCATTGACATTAATCGTAACTTGATTAGATGTGGTGGATGTAGATGTTCCAGCAGTAGTCAATGATCCACCAGCCAATCCGATACTTGGTAATGATATGTTACTCATTGAGCCAGTCAATTGGTCTTTTAATTTTTGTGCGTGACTACTAATAAATCCATATTGGCTTGTCATACCTACGGCAATACCTTGAGGAATAAACTTACCAACCATATCTCTCATCACACGACTTGGCGAATGAATGCCTAACAGAGAACGTATTTTCTTGGGTATCATATCTGTAAGAGCACCAATGGCAGATGTAACCGCTCCCCATGCACCTCTAATACCTTGTGCGATACCATTGACAATATTAGCACCAATGTCAGTAACATTACCAATAGCTCGACTGATAGCACCAAACACGCCAGAGAAATGACTAGCAATTCTACCAGCTACTCCAGAAACAGCACCGATAATACCAGAGACCATACGCCCAGCAAATCCAATAATACTACTGAATGTATTGGATATTCCACGACCGACACTACCTAAGCCAGAACCCATAATTCTAAATCCGTTAGCAATATTATTAAATACACCAGACAATGAGCCAAATAATCGTGAACCAAAACCGATAATTCCACTAAATACACTACTTACAACCTTACCAACAACCCCTAATACCCCATTAAATCCAGCAAATTGTCCCATCAATTGACCGATGAAACCAGCCACAGTGACAAATATAGGAGCCAAGGCTTGAATAACAGAACCAACAAATTGAATTACAGGTGTCAATACCCTAGCTACACCAGCCAAAACATTAAATGCGGTGGTTAATGCTCCCATCACACCTGATACAAACCCACCTAAGAATGCCCCTAATATTTGGAACACAGGCATAAGGCTTGAGGCAATTACATTAATAATTGGCTGTATAGCATTCCACAAGTTAACGAAAGCATTTAATAGTGGCTGTATAGCGGGAGTTACATAACCCAAGAATGTTTGGAAGCCAGATTTTAACGCTGGTAATATGGCTTGTGCTAAATTAGTCAAAGCGCTAAAGTCCATAGTTCCTAATACGCCACTAATAGTCGTTAAAATAGTAGCGAACAATGTTTGAATCTGATTACCACTACCGACTAAGCTACTAATAACCCCAGATAGTCCAGAAAATGCTTGCGGGATCGCTTGACCAATTGCCCTAAATGTCTGTTCTACCACTGTTCCTAATTGGCTTATAATACTACCAATACCAGTTATTTTTCCCAATGGCGTAGTAATATCTAATGACTTAATCCCATTATTAACAGCAGTGATTATATCTGCAACACCACGAGTCACAGCAGTTTTTGCATTAGCTATTGATGTTCCAATACCGCTCGTACTATCTTGCACAATCTTAGATAGTGAAGCAATACCCCCACCACCATTTTTATCAAGGTTAACAAGTGCGTCATTAAATTGAGATACTGAAATGGAACCATCAGACAAGCCAGACTTTAGAGCACCAGTAGTAATGCCCATTTGCTTCGCCATAGCATTCAAAGTTGGGCCCAAACCACTATCAATCAGCGAGTTCCATGTTTCAGCGTCAATCTTACCATTAGAGAACGCTTGACTTAATTGGGTAATTGAGTTAGTAACCTGTTCAGTTGTTCCGCCAAACCCTAAGATACCATCGTTTAATGCCTTGAATACACTAACTGACTGTGGCATATTACCATTAAGTGAAGATGTTAACAATTGTACACCAGAAACAGCGCTATCAAGAGATGTTGGCAATCCGTTAATGGCGTTTTTCAGGTTATTCATTTGAGTATTAACAACACTAGTCTTAACTCCCATGTTTTGAAAGTTACGTGTGGCATTGGTCAGAGTATCAATACGAGTGATAGCGCCTTGAACATTATTTGTAATTAATGAAAATGCTTTACCAACAACCGTAGCACCAATTGCACCAATAAAAGAACCCATAGCTACTGTACCAACACCGAGCTTTTGAGTTAAACTACTGGTCGATTTGCTTGCTTGATCTAATCCGCCAGTCTTTACACTTGCCAATTCTGATTTTAATTTAACCGCTTGACTTTCGGTAAGTTCGATATCTCGAGTAAGTTTTTGAGCCTTAACACTGTTGACATCAAATCCCTTACTAGCTTGCATACTTGCCAATTGGCTTTTTAAGGACTTACTTTTGTTTTGTGTGGCTGTTAATTGTTTCTCTAAAACACTAATATTCTTGGTTAAAATACTAGTATCGCCTGTTAATTTGAATGCGCTATTAAGGTTACGTGATTGATTGGCCAATGAACGAATATCGCCATTGATTTGCGCAATTGATTTCGTAACAGACCCAACATCTGCCCCAATCTTCAATAAATATGATGAACTAGTCGCCATTTAAAAGCTCCTTTTGATGGATTACCCAGCTAGTGAGTAAAAAAACGTCTTAGAATGCCGTACAGACACTCCTTTATTCTACTTATTATATCATATTTTAGGCAATATAAAAAGCCCTAAACAAATTAATGTCAAGGACTTAATGACTGTTATCCGCCTATAATACCCTTAAAATCAGCGGGCTTTAAAATCTTAGTTTTGTATGTGTCAAACACTGAGGCGTTTTTGGTTGTTCTAGTGACAATGAATTGCTTAACAATACCCTCACCAAAATCAAATCCGTCAACGTTCAAAGTACGAGAATAAACCTTAGGGTTGATTTCGTCCTCATCTTCGTCATCGCTTTCAGTATAGGCACCAGACGTTACACCATAATAGACTTCGAGCTTCTTAGTAACCGTTCCCCCATCATCTTGCACGTCCAAAATCCGTTGAACAGAAAACTTAGGATACTTTCCGTTATCAGTAAAGCCTGTTCCACTATCCAAATAACCCATTTGCTTCATTTCATCTGGCGTATATTGTAAGTTGTCTTGGTCGATAGTCAGTTTCTTAGCGTTAAGCAAAGTCATGTGTGTTTGAGAGTCTGCATAAATCTTTTTACTATCTTGATCAACAGACGGACTGAACTTTTGTACACCAGTTGAATAGGTAACTGCTCCAGTACCATCACCACTCAAACCATAAGTGACCTCTTGCGTACCATGTGTAATTTGTCGCGTATCGTATGCCATATTTTTGTTATCCTCACGTGAGTTTTATATCTTATATGTATTATATCATATCATTTAACCGATGTCAAAAATGATTTTCCTAATTGGGTTCGATACCGATTGAAAAAGCCAGCGTGGACTCCCCGCTTATTTTGAACGTTGACAATTTCCATAAAGGCTGTTCCCTCTTTTCGATAATCATGAGTGGGGTAAACAACCGAGTAATATTTTCCATGTTTAACGGATACGCCACTAACCATTTGGCCAGTTCTACCTTTAGGAGCCATACCATGCCATACACCCAAAGCCGAGTTAGATTGTGAAGAGGCTTGTTGTGCTGTTTTATCTCGCTTTTCTAACACTTTGGCGATTGCAAATTTCTTGGTACCGTTCGCAATATCAACTATTGAATTAACTCTCTTAACCATTAGAGAACCACCACATCTTTTGTATACTGGACTAACGTATTAAGGTTTTCATCAATCGCAATTTCAGAGACTTGTGTATACCCTAAATCCGCCAACTCTTCTGAATTATCTACTGTGGCATATACATTTAAAGTAACTCGCCAATAATGTGGGGTTTGATCTGCGGTTCCTTTAGTAGTGAGATAATTTATGATCGCTGATGTGTTATCAATTGTATTTAAATCCGCTTTCTGACCATACCAACTAACACTAGTAAATTTGTCAGATAGTTCGGTTTGATATTTGCTTAACTTATTTTTAAAATCAGCCATTAGCGATTACCTCCTGAACCAATTTCTAATTTAATACTATTTATACCACTCTCTTGTTTGTTGAGAATAATATAGCTTTTTCCCTTAATTGTAACGGCATCAAATTCTCCAAAAGTATCAACGTTACCATGAATGATCAGATTATACATTAACCGTTTATTAGTATTGATTTGATACCAGTTTTTAGCGACAATTCTTGGTTGTTCTAATCTGCCATTAACGGTCTTGGTTAGTTCCGTATTCCCTAGCTTATTGAATAATTTAGCACTTACAATCCTCATTCTTGCCACCACCTGAAGTATTCTTCTAAGTCTGACATTTTAGAGTCATGATAATGCCAAAGCGCGGGGGTTAGAGCATCACCAAAAATACCGATATAAATAACCTCCTTGGCATATTCATATAAGTTCTTATTCGTTGTGTCAATTGTGATCGTTGGGTTTAATCGTTGTGCTCTATTGATAGCTGAATTTTCCAACTCCTCAATAGTCCCAGACCAATCAGAATATGTGTCATCATCAACGTTTAAATATTTTTGATAATCAAAAGTAGTCATAATAGTCGGTTTCCTTTTCCTAAATTATAACATAAAAAAAAGACTATTTCTAGTCTTAAATTTGATTGTAAATACTATGCTGTAACAGATGCTGACAATGCACGGTTAGCGGCCAACAATGAACCAGCTACATAAGCACGACTTTCAACATATTGTGCGTTTTGTTGGATTACGAATGAGCCAAGTGTTTCAACCCCTGAACCTTGGAAACCAATTAAGTATGAATTAATGTCGACAATGATATAAGGGATTTCAACATGAGAACCATCTGCGTCTAACAAATCAGTAGGAACCATTGCTTTAGCACCGAATGTGGTTTGCCCTAACAAGATAGCAGCACTCACAGCACCATCACCACTTGCCAACTTGGCATTAGCTGCGTTTGATAGGAAGATAACCTTTTGAGAACCCTTAACCTTAGCAAAGTCAGAAATAATGGCTTGGCGTAAGTCATCACCAGTATATGTTTTTGGCAATTTTGTACCAGTCACTGTCAATTTGTCACCAACGATTGGATAAACTGCTGTAAATGGTGTTCCATCTTCGTTAACAACCCCACCACGTAAAATAGCTTGTCCCAAACGTTCGATAACATAAGCTGGTAATTCACGCATTAACCAATCAACCAAAGCGCCGCCCTTTAAGAATGTCATGTGGTCGAGACGTTGCAACTTGTAAATGGCCATAGGAACCAAGTTACGAATTTCGAATTGAGTCTGTTGAACAGTCTTATCTGCCAAACGATTATGACCCAAAGCTCCAACGGTGTTCTTAGGTTCGATTACAATTGAACCGGCTTCGATATTAAATACAGGCTTGAATTGAGAAAATACAACATCTTCTTCAACCGCTGTTTCAATAGCTGAGATAATTTTAAGCGGTACCAAGTCGGCTTCGTTAACGTCTTGTGTAATTACGCCAGCGTTATCCAACTTTTCGAGCCATTGCTTTTGAAAGTCTTTTCCGTTATTACCCGCTCCAAACGCCAAAGTAGCATAATCAGAAACGGCTTTATTACTCTTCAAATACGATTGTAATTCCATTATAATATTTTCCTCACGTGAGTTTTCTAGATTAGTGTTAGTATACCACAATAATTATTATTTGTCAAACTTTTTCAAGATTTTGCCTAGTCGTAGTGCTTGCATGTTATCTGATACACTCAACTTTTTAACAAAACTAACCAACTCATCTACGGACTCTGTTGCGTTGTCAGGTTGTGAGTCATCTGGATTGTCTGGATTATCTTTTGGTTCTGGTGACTTGATGAAATCAGCCAAGTCCTTTTTTACGTCAGAAATTGCATCTAATACGTCTTGAATCGTTGGTTGCTTATCATCTGTTGGTGTTGCTACGGGTTCTTGGTCCGCCATTGTAATATTCTCCTGTTTAATAATTTCTAGGCTTTGTGTAATAGTTGCTTTTGGGTCTGCTGGTACTGGTGTTACTGACAACTCCAATAAATCAATATCATCAATGTTATTGTTTTCATCAATTTCTCCAACTCCAAATCCAATTGAGACGGATAGGACGCCAGCGTGAATACCATCTAAAATTTGCTGACGATTAGAAACGCTTTCAAAGATAGAACCTGAATAAGCCAAACCCTTATCATCAACCGAAGTCATAGTTGCTTCACCGATTGGCATGCTAGACCAGTCGTGTGATAAAAGTAATGGTACCTTTTTCCCAATAACTTTTTTACCAGCTTCTTGGGTTACTGTAATCCCAGAACGAGTGCGGGTTAGTGAATTAGCTACGCCCTTAATAATTCCGTCATTCGTTTCCGTCTGTGCTTGTGTTATTAACGTTGCTTGTGTTTTCATTGGCCGTGCTCCCTGTTTGTAATAAGGCATTAACTTCTGGATTGTTAAGTGCCACAGCATTTTTGTTACTAAATATAATCTGACCTAGTCCATCTGGATATGCTTCGAGACCTAAGTTTTCACGCAAATCATCATTGACCGTAGTTCCCGTATAAAGTGTTTCCTTGGCGAATGTCGTGAAGCTCTCTAATGTGGCAAATTGAACCAAGTCAAGTATGAGCTTGATACGTGAACCAGCAATATATGAATTATAGTCAAATAATTCTGCATTAAGTAGTTCTTCGAATGCCCCCATCAACGGTCTTAATTGACTTGCGTAGAAAGCTCGATACTCTTCTTCGGTATATGAGCCATCAAGTAATTTAGATGATATGTGGAGCTGTTCATAAATTAAAGCACGTAAATCAGCCAATGCGGTGCCGTCTGGATTGGTAAGGTTAGCGTGGTCTTTCGTACTTTCGTTGGTGTTAGTTAAGAATGAGCCGAATCGTTTAATCTGATTATTTACTGCCGTCAATCGTGGGTTACTTTTATTTTGAAAATCGACTGATTGGTTCTCATAACCATTAACGTTTTCATTTTCTTTTCTAACGTCATTAGCTTTGATAGAACTTTGGATTTCAAGAACGTTTGAACTCTGTTTCGTACTTAAAATATCAATCAAGTTAGCATATTTGTCTAATAGTGTACTTGGGCGTTGCAACTTTAACTGTGGATATTCATAAACCTTAAAACCTTGCTTATCAGGTTGTGTCGAATAAATCTCAATACTTGTTGGAGCTTTAGCATTAGGAGCAAAGTAAACCTTATAATAAACTCTGCCAAATTTTAACAGGCCAAAAGCAAACTCATACATCATCTGATTGGCTGTTTGATTGTCACTTGGTTTTAAATTAAGTAAATAGTCTAATCGTTGATTGTTGCTAACGTTTTTTAGGACAAACTTGCCTTTTGTAAATTCACGAGCAATAAACTTGACAACTTCCTGGTGGATATCTAACTCAAAGCTCTGACCGTCTGCGTCTAAGTAAATATAGTTATTTGTACCATTGCTTGACAACGGTGTAACTGCGTTAGGTGTTAAGAAATTACTTACCAACGCACTAAAATCAAAAGCCATAGCATGCCCTTTCAAAAATGTATTATCTTTAACGCTAATTATATCACAAAAAAATGAAGTTATCAACCCCATTCAAATAAATTATCATTCAAATCATCTAACTGTGCTCGATATGCCATAATAAACGCCCAAACTGGATCTATTTTATCTGCGGACTTCTGTTTGTTAGGGTATACTTGTCCAGCTCCATCAACCTTAACGTTAACGTTATTTAGAGACCACAACATAAGAGTATCTAGTAATTGAGCATTATTTTCCGCTATCTTACCTTTGATTAGTTGAGTAGGTTCGCTGACTACATTCGTTATTGGTCGATACGGCTTGTATTTATCTGCCCCAAATTCATCTGTAATGAGCTTAATAAATTCTTTGGCATAATAAGAATCACCCCCCATACCTACAACTTGTAAACCATTACTATAAATGTAATCTTGTAACCACTCAAATATTTCTTTGCTATCTATGTTTCCACCGTCTTGTAACGTCAACTCATCATTAGCAATAAAGTTGGCATAGTGTAAACGTTGTTCCTTGTTAGTATGTTCTGTCATGGTAATTTTAGGAAGCCAAGCATGTGACTTAACCTTAATTTTTCCATCACTCTCCCAAAAAATAGCTACAGATGATAAATCGTTTTTAGCTGACAAGTCCCAACCAACATAAACCTGATTATCAAAATAAAAGTCGTGAGGTGCGATTGCTCGTTCTAACTCTTGGGTTGTGAATAATGAGTTGTATTGGCTTTGTGGAATATTAAACGACTTAGCTAAAAACTCAGCTTGTGCTACTGGATTGCCTTTTGTTTTCATAAAGTTTTCATAGGTAATTTGTGGATCACTAATTGACTTAACAAATGGCATGGCTTTTTCGTACATTGTAATATCTGTGCTCTCTTGTAAATCGTCTAATTGGTAAATCATTGGGAATGTACTATAATCTTCGATTTCGCCATCAAGTATTCTCTCCCAACGTTTAAAATAACTATCAAAAACACTATCACGAGTTACGCCATTAGTTGAAATATAAACCGTGGCAAATCCAGTCCCCTTGCGTTTTGGAGCCGAACTCTTTCTAATGTTTTCGATAACGTTGGTTGTGTAGCTATGAAATTCATCAAAAATGGCCATACGAACATTGACACCATCAGCGGTTTTGTTATCCATTGCCTTGATTTCAATTTGACTATTGGTAGGAGTCCAGCGGATTTTACCTTGAATTGGCTGAATTAAGTCCATTTTTTTAAAGTCATATAACGGGCTTCTATCATCACTAACCATATCAGTTGCCGTTCTAAACGTGTTCTGTGATTGGTTAACAGAGTTACTCATGACTAAAACATCTTGCCCTCGGTGACTATCTACTATCATAACAGCCAAAGCTAGACCAGCCATAAATGTTGACTTACCAGAACCAGCTCCAATTATTAAACCCAAATCAGTAATGACCGGTCGACCATCGTCATACTCAAAACCTAATAACTCGATCCAGAATTTTTGTTCAATTTCGAGTTTCATCTTTGAACCGGTATCGCCTTTTTGTAAATAGAGGCTGTTTTCCATGAAAGATATTAAGCGCTTGGGGTATCGCTCATTGTAGTTATAATGTGATAGATAATAGGGTACTCGATCTAATGCTTTAATTACCCATTGTGACATTGGTTTTCCATCTCGATATAACTTTAAATATTCATAATACCAGTACATACTCAATTCTCCGCATCTTCAAATATTTCACGAGCCTTTTTCTTAATATCATCTGCGGTACTATCAGAACTAGCTAATTTCAACTGTTCTAACTTTTCCTGTGTGATTGGGTCGAAGTATTGCGGATAAACACGCTCAAAGAATGACAGACTTGCTTTCAAATCTTGTTGTTTGGTAGTTATCTTCTCACGGTTTAGAATACGTTCACCAGTAGTATCATCAACATCAAAATATTGTTCGGTCGTCACATTACTAGTCTGTAAAAAGCCAAGAAATAAATCTAAAATTTCGCTTGGTACTTGGCTTGATTGGAAACTATCTCCAGCGAATAGCTTTTTTTTAATTTGTCCCATATTGGTTATTACCTCAATTTAATAGTTATAAAATCTACTTGATTGGTGTAGCGGTATAAATTTACTACTTGGCTTTTTGAGCATTGCAAACGTCTTTAGGCTCTCTTGCTTGCTTGTGTGCCTCATCATGCCTCGGAAAACGTTATACTTATAATTCATCTGGTCGAGAATGTCAGGGTTTTCGATATATTGCTCATCATAGTTTGCTTCAAGTGCGTAAATGTCTGCGTTAGACAATAGGTCTTGATAATGCTTGACCGTCTGATACATACTTGAACAATCAGTGATGTAAACTAGCTTTTCGTTAGTATCTTTTTCAACAATCACAAACCCATGATTTTCAATGTCGTGAGGGACTAAGAATGCTTGAATAGTAAAATCTTCGGTTTCAAATATTCCTCGGTTAGTGTGAAAATATAAACCCTTATACTTACCAAATAGTCGATTGATACCGCTTTGATTCAAGTGATCTCCGTGTTCGTGTGTGATGAAATACTCGTGTGGTAATTCTAAGTTATTTTTTTCTAATAGGTTATGCCACTTTGAGTATGATAAGCCAAAGTCAAGGGCGATATTCTCGTGTTTACCCTGAACAATTGAAGCATTACCTGATGAACCTGTGGATAGTACGTATAATTTCATGATTATCTTCTCTTATCTAATTTTAATAAAAAAACCAGCCGTATGAGGGCTAGTTTAAGTCTAACACGTTTACCCTAATTCTGGCACATAGTAATAGTTTTCTCCAGCTTGTTGACGGATAAATGTAATGTCATCACCCTTTTTCAATTCAGAGAAGTCTTTAATATTAAATGCTGCGAGTAATGCCTTGCGCTTGTTTGCCATTGGATACATCTTTTTATTTTTTGGGTCGTATACAGAGAATCCACGAACTACGGTAAACACTGACTTGTCCTTTAATTCAACCAATACAGCAACCTTAAAATCGTTAGTAACTACTTCTACAATCTTACCAGCGATAATACCCTTTTCTGGCTTGCTTGCTTCAGGGAATGGCTTATCAACACTCCAACCACTGATTTGCTTACCATCTTTAGTCTTGCGTGAGAACTCATAAATCTCAACTGCACCAAGTTTAGTTAGCTTATCACTCAATTCATCAGCATTTTTAACTCCAAATTGTGCCAAGTGGTCAGCGATATAATCAGGATTTCCCCACTTTACTTCCACGATTTCTTTTTCAACTTCAAAATACATCTGAATACTTTTGTCATCTGCATTTAGAAATACGAAATTTGCTTTTGTCATTGTTACACTTCCTTGTCTTTTTAATATGCTTTAATTATATCACATTGTGTTACATTGTCAAGCGTTTTTAAACCAATCTTTTATTTTCTTGTTTGCTAGATCGATATAAAAGCCATAATCGATATCATCAACGTTGTAATTATCCAAGTCGTCATTTACAACCGTCATCTTTTCGGGAGCGTCACTGAACTTAGCAAGGGATCCATTTACACGTTCTTTAAATAGTGAGACTCCGTTCAAGCTGGCATATACACGATTAACTTTGTTGTCAAGTGGCTTTCCATTTTCATCAACTGTCCTACCTGTTTGTGTTTTGCCTTTTTGACTAACTAGGGTATATGTGAAGTCGCTTAATTCGCCTTTTAATGCTGTGATGGCTGGATCTGTTTTGTCAAGTAGATAATTAAGAACCATCTTGTCAATAATTATTGCACCTGATTTGGCCAGTTTATTAACATGTACTGACTGGCCAACTGTGCCACCTTTAGTCTTAATATGATCGTTTTCATCTACTGCAACATAGTTATTAACATCTCGTTGAATGAAGCGCTTGAAATTTGTCACTTCTAATTCTAGTTGAAACTCATCTTCCCAATTTGTACGCAACTCATCTAACATAGATTGTGTTGTAGTATCAAACGGTTTAAACGCAATGCCGTCAGTATTCGATTGATGGATTACGCCGTATTCAGATAATCGACCAGCCAAGTTATATAAAGCAACCATACCAGAAACGTTAACAGCAATTGCGCTATATGGATTGAATAATTTAGATGTCTGTAAACGTAACGCACCATAAACTGCATTAACGACAATTTTTTGAGCACCAGCGACAGCAAGCCCTTTTTTCTTATTCTCTAAGCGTTCATCAACCAGCTTTTTATACTTATCTGTTTTAGAGCCTAATAAGTTATCTCGAATGATGATATTAGGGAACATACTTGCTACGTCCCACTGTTGTACACCAGTCTCATCTACTGGAAAATATCGCACTCGCTGTTTGCCTGTTTTCGTTAAATAAATCTCTCCAGTAGCAGAATGTAAACCACCCCAACCCCATGTGAAGACTTGTCCGAATGCTGAAGTAACCTCGTTACCCCATTCATTAACTTTGAGCTTTTGACGAATGGATGGCGTGTCTCCCTTACTAACTCGAGGGCTTGCTTCAAGTGCATTATTTAAAAACTCATCTACTTTTTCAGGTACGCCATATATTTTTGGGTTATCAGGTGTAAATTTATCAAGCTTGTCATTACCCATCAAATAGTGGGCTGAAATAGTTGTATTAGAATATCGATGCATTTTCTCGGTACCATATTCATCAACAAGAATGTCCTTACCATCAAAATATGTTGCTCGGGTATTATATAAATCAAGTTCAGCTTTCAAGTCCTGATGGTTATACTTGACAACTTCCATAATCTGTGATTTGGTAAATTCCCCATCATAATCAAACGGTATAGAACTCTCCTCAACGGATAGACCAGCCATAGCTTCGTACTTCTTAACGGAAAAGCCAAGTGGTAAGGTTTCACTTAAATCATACGACCACCAAACGAATCCTTGTCTTGGTCGCTTTCCTGAAACAATAACGTCTGATTTCATTTTGATGTATTCTGTCGGGCGTTGCTGTAAAATGTCATCAATGAGAAAATCATCATAATTGTGATTATTAAAAGCAATTATCCCATTCAATTTGTCATAAATTGGCTTGGTAGGATATTTGTTTATGAAAATAGTGCCGTACTCACTGTCAATCTTTTCATCTGGTAAATTTGGCGCATTGACTACATAAAACGCCTTACCTGAAAAATTGATAAAACCCGCCATATTCATCTTTTTAAAGACTTCCACGTCATACACGGTTTGCATTTTCTGTCCTCCTTTTGAACAATTATAATGTATCACATGCATCTCTTGTTGTCAAATAATTAGCTTGGATCGCGTGTAGCATGTTCATATTCAGATGGCTCTTCACTTGCGAAACCAATTGTCGACTCGTCCCATTTATCCACCAATGGCTTAACCAACTCATAAGGCATGCCATTTTTAACAACCATCGTATAAACTAACTTACGATAACTTGTTGAACGTCCACCATCCTCGAACGGAGCCACTTTTTTGAGATAATTCACGATGTTATGTTTCTTGTAAACCTTTTGTTTTTTAGAATGGTTCTTAATTGGTACTGCTCTATTCATCAACTCGTGTAATTTGATGATTTTGTCTGGTAAATCGTAAAGCTGGTCAATAAACGGACGAGCCAAGTCAAGATTTTGGAACAGATATGAACCGTTAATTCTGATTGGCATAACTTGGCTTGAAATCTCGACACCCTCTAAAAGGCTCTTATCGCCCGTCTGTTGAATTTCAATACTTGGCTTATAAAAGATATGCAAATTGTCTGAAAGTGGCTTATACGCAAAAACAGAGGGGTCTGCGTTCGTTATGAAGTCAAAATAGTTTTCTCGTCCATCATAGTCGCCGTGGTCAGTATCTAAATCAACCCAAATAAAATCGTTATTGGGAAGCAGTCCTAAATCGTTACCACTTTCAACCCATTTTGTCAACTCTGCTTCGTTTTTAAATCTAAAGTCACTCCAATTTTTGCTAAATGGGTGTTTAGATCCTTTTTCATAGGGCAAAACTTGATAACCTTGTCGATAAAAATATAAGCCAACATTAAGCGTATCACTTGACATAAAAAGCACCTCCATTATTGCTTGGTCGATAACCATATCCCATCATAAGCTCTTTGATTGAACTTGATGTCGTTCTACCAGCCAATGTACGCACCGCCTTATGGATAACGGTTTGTAGAATTTGGTTATAATCACGTAATGGTCGACTATCATCACTCACAAGCCTATCAATCGTATCGTATGAGCCGAATTTGTAATCATCATCAGCTAAATAGTTAATCATATCGTTCTTGTCTAATTCTAAGAAGTTATCAGGGACTTTTTTACTTAATATCGTGTCTAATGCCATTTGGGTGTCACTAATATTGCTATGACGTTGAACAATCTCGGAGCGTTGCTTATCTAAATCAGTACCAGCCTTAATTGTGGCATTAAACGGCTCTTTTTTGTTGTCATGTAGAAATGTAAACCATAATGTCTCAAATAGCTCGTTGGTGCCTTGTAAATTGTCAAAATAGAAGTCTTGACCATGCTTACGGGCCAATTCAGGACTCATGTCAATACCAAACTCGATAGGCATTTCTCTTCGGTCGCCAGTTGTATCTGTGAAAATGTAATGTCGGTTAGTAGTAGCAACAAACACCGCTTTGTTACGTAAGATGTCAGCATATTGAGCGTATGGTCGTCTTACTTGGAATAATGGCATACTAATTGCACTTTTAATCTCATCAACAACGCTTTTCAATTGTGATCCCGCCTTATCATCAGCATTAGCGATTAACGTACTAGCAAGAGCGATTTGAGTATCCTTATTTGATACATCGCCATAAAAATCAAACATCTTTGAGAACGATATGCCATTGAAAAAAGCGGACTTACCAATACCTTGTGCGCCAAATACCGTATAACGTTGTGGAACAGGACTATAAAGTGCATTGGAACCTTTAAATGTTTGATTGTGAAGTATTGAACCAAGTAACGACTTCAACCAGAATATTGAGTATTCATTTTTAGGTGCGTGTAACCATTCATACATCACTTTCTCGTAAATAGATGGATCATAGTGTCCGTTTTCGTTAATCGTAGCTAGAATTTTATCAAACTCGCTTACTGTGTTGGCTTGTGCTGTCTCTTCCAATACGTCACGAACAATTGTTTGCTTGGCTGTCGCGTATCCGTTTTGTTGTAAGAACATTAGAACAGCCATCACGTTACGCTTATCTAATTCGCCAGATATTACATGGAAACTCTCGTTCAATTCAAAGTCATCTGTAATCTCGATTCTTCCGTTGTCAACGTTATAAGCCAAGATGTCAGAAAAATCAGGAATACTCATGATTGCCGTTTTGATTGCCAGTTCAGATGAGTTTTCAAATTCATCATAAGCACGTTTAACTGCTTCCTCATTAAGTTTAAATACAATGTTAGTCATTTGATTTGCCATGTTAGGCCTCCTTTAATTTATGAACTTAGCTTATCATTTGTGTTACATCATTGTCAAGTGGTTACTTTTGGTAAGTTTTATGTTTTGTATTTGCCAGTTATGCTCAAACCCTTATATACCAAGGGGTTAGGTGGTGTTTTTAGCATTTTATATTAAATATCAAATATTAGAGTTTTTGAAATTTCCCCAAACCCTTATATACCAAGGGGTTAGGTGGTGTTTA